TCGTCCAACAGGTTCGGGTACAAGAGTGTACATACGCGCCACAGCCAATCCCGGAGGGGTAGGTCATGGATGGGTTAAAAACAGGTTTATTGATGCGGCTCCGGCTAAGACTCCCATCAAATCAGAATATGAAGTAATATCACCAACTGGGATTATAAAACTTTTGCGAAAGAGGATATATATACCAGCAACTGTTTTTGACAACAAAAAACTGCTTGAAAACGACCCCAATTATTTGGCCAATCTCGCGGCTTTACCCGAGGCAGAAAAAAATGCCATGTTGTATGGCGATTGGAATACGTTTGTAGGTAAGGTGTTCAAAGAGTTCGTTGATGCTCCAGAGCATTATGTAGACCAGAAGTGGACGCATGTTATAGAGCCATTTGCCGTACCGGCCCATTGGAGAATACTGAGAGGCTTCGACTTTGGATATGCCAAGCCATTTTCTGTGGGATGGTATGCGGTGGATGAAAAAGGAAAGATATACCGAATCCGGGAGTACTATGGATGTACAGGAGAACCTAATCATGGACTAATGATAGACCCTGTAAGGATTGCTAAAAAGATTAAAGAAATAGAAAATGAGGACCCGATGTTAAAGGGAAAGACAATAATAGGTACGGCGGATCCATCGATATTTGATGAATCGAGGGGTGAAAGTATAGCACAGCTTATGGCCATGCACCCGAATTATGTTTACTGGGGTCCCGGGGATAATACAAGACTTGCCGGAAAGATGCAGTATCATTATAGGCTTGCATTTGATGAGGAAGGAGAGTGTATGTTTCAGGTGTTTAACACGTGCAAACACTTTATAAGGACATTTCCGGCATTGGTTTATAGCGCGAGCAATGTTGAGGATATAGATACGGATGGTGAGGATCATATATATGATGAGTGCCGTTACGTATTGATGGAGCATCCTATATCGCCTCGGGAGAATGCAAGAGTGCGTATGATGGCGAATGATCCGCTAGAGTTATTTGACATTAAAAATAATAGGCATTACAAAATGTAGGAGGTTAGCATGAAGAAAAAAGGTGTAAGTTTGGAAACAGAACAGAGTGTTCGTGTGGAGAAACCGGTAATAGGAATAGATGAAATAAGGGAAGCAACAGAGAAGTTGAAAAAGTATAAGGAAGGCAAGATTAACCTTGAAAAGCGCATCGTAGAAAACGAGCAGTGGTGGAAGTTACGTCACTGGGAATTGCTACGCAAGGATAAGGAGAGTGATGATGAGCCCACATCCGCATGGTTGTTTAATTCAATAGCGAATAAGCATGCTGATGCCATGGATAATTATCCGGAGCCTAATATTCTTGCAAGAACTCGTGATGATGAAGCGGCAGCAGCTATGTTATCAAAGATATTGCCGACGCTGCTTGAATATAACGGTTACGAAGACACGTACAGTAATGTATGGTGGTACAAATTAAAGCAGGGGACAGGCGTTAAGGGAGTTTTTTGGAATCCAGATAAAGAGAACGGTCTGGGGGATATAGATATTAAAAAGATTGATATTCTTAATTTGTTTTGGGAACCGGGAATAGATGATATACAAGAGAGTTCTAATATGTTTCACGTAACTTTGGTTAGTAATGACAAAATAAAGTCAATGTATCCGGAGATAGAAGTGGGGGCTATGCCAACACTTGACATAGCAAAATATGTGTATGATGACAATATTGATACATCTGACAAAACAATAATCGTAGATTGGTACTATAAGAAAAATGTGGATGGTAAAACGGTACTCCATTATGTAAAATTTGCTGGTGATAAGGTATTATACGCGTCAGAGAATGAAGAGGAATATAGGGACAAGGGTTATTATGACCACGGAATGTACCCGTTTGTGTTCGATACTTTGTTTGTGGAAGAAGGAACACCATGCGGATTCGGATATATTGATATAATGAAATCGCCGGAGAGCTATATTGACAGATTAAACAAGTGCATAATGAATAATGCTCTTGGGGCATGTAAAAGAAGATATATTGTGAGTGACCAGATGGGAATTAATGAAAAGGACCTGACAGATCTGGAGAAGACGGTAATCAGAACCCCGTCTAATAATCTTGGTGAGAATGCATTTAGAGAGCTCACCACAAGCCCAATGAGTGGCATATATATTAATGTGCTTCAAAATAAGATTGAAGAGTTGAAAGAGACATCGGGCAATAGGGATTTTTCCCAAGGGGGAACATCAAATGGTGTTACTGCAGCATCTGCAATTAGTGCACTTATGGAAGCAGGAAGTAAGTTGTCAAGAGATATGATAGGGTCAAGTTACAGAGCATTTATCAAAGAGTGCTATCTTGTAATGGAGCTGATGAGACAGTTTTACACGGCACCAAGATGTTTTAGGATTACAGGGAAAGGTGTCGCGTATGAGTATGAATATTTCGACAATACAATGATTAAGCCGCAGGAGCAGACAAGTGATTTTGGTGTTGAATATGGTGAGAGGATTCCGATATTTGATATTAAGGTAAGTGCGAGTAAAAAGGCAACATATTCAAGGATGAGTCAGAACGAACTCGCGATACAGCTATATGGGCTTGGAATATTTAACCCTGAACTTGCTGATCAGGCATTAGGTCTTCTTGATATCATGGATTTTGACGGAAAAGAGAAAATTATTGAGAAGATAAAAAACAATGGAAACATGTACCAGAAAATGGAGCAGATGCAACAACAGATTTTACAGATGTCACAGATTATAGAAGAGATGAGCGGCATGGCAATTCCCGAGCAAATGACACAGTATCCAGATATGGCAACTCCGGATGTAATTGTAAGCAGAGCAGGAATTAGTCAGGCGGATATGGCAGCCGCTAAGGCAAGAAGTGCAGCCAGTGTCAGATAAGGAGGATATATGACAATAATTAGTATATTAAAGGACAAAAATGTAACGATTAAAATTAAAGGACATGCCGGATATATGGCAGGTAATGACATTGTTTGTTCAGCGTTATCGATATCGGAGCATATGTTAACAGAGTGGGTATATAACCACAAAGAGGCAGCAGAATTTATAGAAGTTAAGAGATTATCAGGTGATGTGACATTGAAGATAAGGGCAATATCTGAAAGTTTTTATACGGCACTTGAAGTTATTGAGACGGGATTTCGTGCGCTTGCAAGAGAATATCCGTTGAATGTTTGTTTATTTATTTCAGATAATTAAAATTTGGGGTAGAAAAGTACCCATGTGTGGAGAGTAAATGTATTAATATCAAATTAGACACATCGGAAAGACGATAGAGTAGGGGGAGACAACTATGATTAACATGAAATTAAACCTTAGAAGATTCGACGAAGGGGCAACCCAGGGGACTTCAGAAGGGACGGGCGAAAACAATACTGGTGACGCCGGCCAGAATGACGGTCGTGAACTTGACAATGTCAGGTATGGAAAGCAGGACGACGCTGCAAAAGAATCTGATAATGTGGATGATAAATCTGATGAATCTGATGAACCGGAAGAACCAACATTTGAAGAGCTTATTAAGGGCAAGTATAAGGATGATTACAATAAGTCTGTACAGAAGATTCTGAGAAAACGGTTCAATGAAAACCGAACAAGGGAAGATAACTACAAGAGAGTGAGTCCAATAGTAGATATGCTTGCGGACAAATATGGTGTCTCGGCCACAGATATTGATGGAATCATCAACGCGGTCCAGAATGATGATGCAATGTATGAAGCAGAGGCATTAGAGAGTGGAATATCTGTTGAGCAGCTTAAAGCAATTAAGAGGCTTAAAATGGAAAATGAACAACTCAGGGCTTCTGTTGAGCAGTATAACCGGGAGAAGGAAGCAGATGCAATATATCAGAACTGGATGGAAGAAGCTGAAGAAGTAAAGGCCATATATCCAAACTTTGATATTCACGCAGAGTTAGCTGATGAAAGATTTTCCGGACTGTTAAAGAATGGAATTGATGTAAAGACAGCATATGAAGTAGCTCATCATGATGAAATTATACAGGGAGCTATGCAGGCAACAGCAAATGCAGTTAAAAACAAGGTGGTTAACGAAGTCCGTTCCGGTACAAGACCGAAGGAGAATGGAGTAGGCAGTTCATCCGGTACAGTTGTGAAGTCAGATCCAAGTAAATGGTCAAAAGAAGATATGAAGGAAGTTATTCGAAGAGTAGAAAGAGGGGAAAAGATAACCCTGTAGGAGGAAATGTAATGAAGAAGAGACAGCTGGAAAAAAGCATAGATTTAAGATTGAATCTTAAAAGATTTGACGGAGCAGATAGTGGGACTGGTATAGACGAGAATAGAACTACTGACGCAGGTATGAGTGTAGAAATGAAGGAGTTTTATTCGAAGGTATTGATTGAAGAAGCAGGTCCAAACCTAATACACAATCAGTTCGGGGTGAAGCGACCGATTCCTAAGAATAATGGTAAAACCATTAGTTTCAGGAAATATGACAGCTTGCCAAAGGCTATGAAGCCACTTGAGGAAGGTGTTACACCAAAAGGAAATAAGATGAATATCACCGAAAAGAGTACGACAGTTAATCAGTACGGTGATTGGATTGGATTAACCGATATACTGCAGATTACAACGATTGATAACAATGTAGTTGAAGCTACAAAGTTAAATGGACAGCAGGCAGGGTTAACACTTG